ATCATTTATTTTATCAATGTTATCAATTAATAAATTGACAACAAAATGATAGTTTTGGCTTTTATCAAGATCTTTTGTCAGTTCTTTAATATGATTATCAGAATTAAAATATAATAACTCATTGAAAAAATTATAATCCAACATGAGTTCTTGCGGTTTTATTTCCACACTTGGCATTTTTATAGGCACATTTGTGATATTTTGAGAATTCCTATTGAAAAAATCAATTACAAACAATTCACAGTTGTTTTCAGAATCTTCTTTTGGAACAAATTTGAAGAATTTGTTTTTATTGAAGAAAACTGGCACATCCGCAAAATTAAAACAAACCGTTATATTATTATTTTCAAATTTCTTATAAATATAATCATCACGTTTCAATTCGGTGAAAACAAAAAAACCATCACATTTTGATTTTACCCAAAAACAAGATGATAAATAACCATTTTCGCATGGTTTCATGTAGATGTCGGATGTTTCATTTATTTTTATATTTTTGCATAGAATATCAACATCATTTTCATTTATTTTAAAATGATTACAAAATATTCGTTGTGATTTTATAATTAAATTGGATTCCGCATCAGAATATGTGGACAAATGATCATTCATGAAAAGTGTTACGTATGGTGTAATAGTTTTTATATATTTAAACTGTTTATAATATTTTGTAATTATTGTTTTTTCCAAATCCATCCCGATATTACATATTTATCAGATGAAATTGGCATTTTGCCACAATGAGGAAATGTCCAACTTGCCGGAAATAACACAAGCTTACCTGCTGTTGGTTTTATTTTTAACTTGCCACTAAAAAAATCAGTTGTGCCTCCTTCAGACACATCATTTAAATACCAAAGAAATGTTATAATTCTATAATTATGTTGTTCATCCGTAGCAAAATCATTGTGATAAATATATCTTCCAGTATTTTTTAAATATTTTATTGCCGTAAATTCTCTTTTGAAGAATATTTGTTCATTTTTAAAAAAAAAAAGGCTATTGACTGTTGTGTTTTGACATTCATTGCAATTGACATATTCATTGTTTAATTGATTCAAATATTTTTGTAAATTGTAATTTAATTCTGTTTCTAAACATCTATAAATTTCACGCCATTTGTCATTATTTTCAATGCAAAAATCCAAAGTTATTTTTACATTCTTATTTAATCCTGTCGTTGTAACTCCGTCCCTAAGATTTGTGTTTTCATCGTTGAGTTTTTCTACAATGATATTACATAATTCTTTTGACAATGATTTTTCATTTATATATATATATTTGTCCATTTTGTATTTAAAAATTATTTAATTATTATCATAAGTATGATCAATTCTTTATATATTAATTTGAATGATGTGGAAAATAATTATTTTAATTTATTTTTTGACAATGTGACAAATAATATTTTTTGTGAAAAAATCACTGGATTGATAGATTTAAATAAAAAGGATAATTTATGTTTTATTGAAAAAATAGTACATGAGTTGTCCGAGTTTCATTTAAAAGAAACTGAACACAAATCAGATGAAAATTTCTATGCCGAATTTTGGATTAAAAATAATAAAAACACAACTCCAAATTTTCATTTGGACAAAGATGAATATGCGCAAAATAAATATGAAAATGTGCCAGTTTTGTCGTGTATATTATATTTAAATGATTGTAAAATTCCAACCATAATTACTAACAAAACTATTGACAATGATTATTTTGATCAAATGACAATATCATTTCCTAAAAAAATGAAAAGCATTTGTTTTGAAGGAGGAAAGTATTATCATGGTATTATTGCTCCCGATGATATGAAAACAATAGAGAGAAATATTTTAGTAATAAATATTTGGAAAAATTATAAACCCAAAGATGTGCCAGAATTTAAAATGCCAAAAAACTTTTTAAACATTGAAGAAAAATTTTATAATAATTGTAATAAAATTTTAGAATTCACAAAATCACCAAACATGAAAGAAAATAATATTGATAAACATTTTTTTGAATATATAAAGCCGGATTCAAATGGTCCAAATTTTTTTAAAAATAATAATGAAATATTAAATTTAATAAATAAGTTGTATACTGAAAATAATGGTGACATTTTTTTACTTAGTTGCGAAAAACATGAAATTTGTCATTTAAAAAAATTTTTTCACAAGAATACATGCACCTGGATTGTGACTGAAAGTGAAAAATACGCAAAACAAGATGGTTGGAAAACTGACCGGCATAAAAATTATCCAACAACAGATAATGTTATTTTTAATATAGAACATGTATCTAATTTTTATAACTTTATCATAAATAAAATACAAGATTTAATAATGAAAACATTTAATATTTCATCTGAGTCATCACTTTATGTTCATGACGCGTTCATTGTGAAATATGAAGCAGAAAAACAAAATGAATTGGAAATTCACACGGATGCGTGTGATTACACCGCAAACATTGCTTTATCTGATCTTACAGATTATGAAGGAGGAGGGGTTTATTTTGAAAATATTAATCAAACTGTGTCATGTGAAATTGGCGACATGTTAATTCATTCTGGATATTTAAAACACGCCGGAATGAAAATAAAAAAAGGCAAACGATATGTTCTTGTCACATTTTTAAAATTAGAAACATGATGTGGCATTTATTAAAAATACATTTTCCTAGGATAATTAAAATGTTCTATTTTAATTATTCATTTTTCTTTATTAAAAAAATATTTGAATGGTTCTTCTAATATTGCTTTTCATGGATGTGGGACAAACACTATGAGAAAATCCTCCGAATTGTTCAACCGCTCTATTTTTATTAGGATAAATGCCACGAATTTCTTTTCCATCATCAAATAAAAATATTCCGCCATGATCTTTATCCCATTTTTCATTTAAATAAATTGTAATTCCGCCACTATGATTACTGTCATCATGCCATGGTATGTGACTACAAGGCATGAAATAATTAAAATTGAACCCAACATCGCACATATTTATTTTACGATTTAATTTGTCATTCACAATATTTGAAATTTTATTTTTTATTTCTTCATCATGTATCTTATAAATCAAAACAGTGGAACTGTCTAGTCTAACATCATCATCCCAAAATTGATTTGTTCTAAAATTTTCGCCATGTTTTAATAAATTTTTAGAAGTTTCATTACATTCATTGTATAAATCATCTGGTAAAAAATTTTCAATAACTTTTATACTCATGCCTTGCCTTTTATTATATAATATGTTTAATTTTTATAATTACTTTATATAGATATATTATAAAGTAATATGAATGTATTTTTAATTTTGAATGAAAATTTTTTTATTAATTCGCATGTTTATAACAACTTTTTTATAAATCCTTTCACATTTTCTTTAAAAATGGATTTAATAAAAACACGAATAATTTATAAATTGCCAAACTGCAAAATAACTATTTTTAACAATACTGATTATAATATAAATAATTTTTTTGAAAATAATTTAATAACAGTTGTCAATAAAAAATACAATTCTTTATATTTTAATTGTATTGTTGATTATATTATTGAAAACTATGAAACAATGCCAGATAAATTTATATTTTGGCAAATAAAGTTACAAATAAATTTAGAATCTTTTCTCAAAAACAATTTTTTTCAAAACAAATTTGAATCAATAACTAGTAAACAATATGTAGATCAAAGAATTGTAAATTATATTAATCAAATTGATAATTTCATAGATTGTGATTTATTTTATATATCAAATTATATATCAAGTTTTTCTTATAATTCAAGGCGTGATGATGAAATTGCAAATTTTCAAAAAATTTATTTATTATTATTTGGAGAAGAAATTTGTGAAAACCTAACTTTTAATATGGGAGAAGAAAATATTATGTTGATGAATAAAAAAAAAATTCACAGAAATTCAATTAATTATTATAAAAAAATATTGGATTATTTTACAAATTCTGAAAACATTAAAAAAGATGAAAGATGTGTTGATTTATTTATGGAAAAAATATTTACTGGAGTTTTGACAAATAATGTGAGCGTGTCAGACGAACAAATAAAAGCGGGAAAAGAAACTAAAAGAAGGAGAAAGGAAGAAGAAACTAAAAGAAAGGAAGAAGAAGAAACTAGGAGAATGGAAGAAGAAGAAACTAGGAGAATGGAAGAAGAAGAAACTCGGAGAATGGAAGAAGAAACTCGGAGAATGGAAGAAGAAGAAACTCGGAGAATGGAAGAAGAAACTCGGAGAATGGAAGAAGAAATAAAAAACTTAATTGGACCAATAGAAAAAATAGAAAACTTATTGGAATTTTCTAAACAGTCCAAACTGTCTCGCAAATCTGGACAAAAGTCTATAAAGGGCGGCAAGAGACAGCCCAGATCAATGGAACTAATAGAAATAATAGAAATAATGGAAAATGACATGATGTTTGATATAAATATTATTGATTATGTTGACAACACTATAAAATTGTGTTGAAAAATCTAAATTATATTTTCTCATTTTCAAAAGCAGGCTATGCAAGATTCTTAATTAATTTAATAATTTGGCGTAAAATTTAAAAAAAATAATAAATAAATGCTATTTTTAACAATATTAACTTCTGAATTGAAAAAAATTAAATCTCCAATCTCAATTTCAAATAAATTATTTTTTTCAAAGGTTATATATTTGTCATCTTTTCGTGTGTCTATCAAACAAACACATAAAATGCTGTTGTTTGTGTTTTTAATATTTTTTATAAAATTTGTTGTGTTAATTGTAATTTTTTCAATATTTATATTAATTGTTTTTTCAATATTATAATACATAATTGTTTTATCAATAAGTTTTTGAAATAAGTTTTGTTCTATTAAATAATTTTCAATTGTGTTGAATGATGAAATGTCAACGCATATTTCTTGTGTATTTTCATTATTTTTTTTAATTTCATTTTTAATAAATTCACATCCAGACATATCAATGAAAGAACGCATTGTTTTTTTCACGGCAAAGTCACTTTTTTTTATAATTGTTGACATGTCAAAAAGATCAAAAGCTTTTAGTTTACTTTGTTTTTCAATAACATCATCAACATCATCAGCAATGTTATTATTTGAAACTAATAAAATATTAGAATTATTTTCTAATTCAATGTCAGTAAAAACTTTTTCAATGGATTTAAAATCCATTTCATTGTCTGATTTTTTATATAAAATATTTTGATAAAAAGAATTATTAAGAATGTCATCAAACAATTCAACTTTCAAGCATTTTTCATTAATTTCAAAATTTAATAAATCAATACTTTTATCATAAATATTATTTGTATCATCATGTTTTATCAAATCACTCGGAGGAGTTTGATTTTTTAACCAATAGTTTATGACAATTGCATTTCGCGAATTGCAATATTCTTCAACATCAAAAATTGTTGCTTCCGCATGAAAATATTGTCCACCCTCAAGTATTAGTTTTTTAAATCTTTTTGGAAATGACAAAAATAAATTAAAATTTTTAAAATTTTTATATTTATAATCATTAACGTCAAAATTTGTTATTAATGTTGGATTGCTATTATTATTTAAATAAATGACAGATGATAAAACTGGTCTGCATGACATTCCTTGTTTTTTTGTTGAAATGTCATTTGAATCAATATGCATATTATTATTTTTATATGTTGAAGTTGATTTGAAGCAATATTCAACATGGATGTCTTCTATTTTATAATTTTGTGATTCTTTATTATTTATAAAAAATAAATCATGAATTGCGTTTTCATATATAAACTTTTCAATGAAATTATAATAATTTTTTGATTTGTCCAAATAATATGAATTCTTAGTTGTGTCTGATTTTAAGCATTCATCCAATAAAATACTAAAATTGCTTTCCATGCCCTCCCGCAAAACTATTGAATATGTTTTCAAAAACGATCGCATAAATTTATTTATTGAAGTCATAGAAATTTCTGAACTTTTGATTTGTAATTTGTCAGCATTGTCAATACAATCTTCTTGACATGTTGATTTCATAGTTATAACATTATTATTTGATATCATTTCTTTAGTTATTTCAGAAGCTAAAACTTTAAATAGATTTTGACTTATAATTTTATCAGATTCAGTATCTGATCCTTTTACAAATAATAATAAATTATTGAAAAAACAATCATTTAGATTATTTGTTTCAATAATATGTATTTCATTTGACTGATCAAATGATTGTATGAATTTAATATTTTTTTCAAATTGAGTTTGAATTATTTTTTTGTTAGTTTTATTAAATATTGCATAATTTTGTATAGAATCATTATAAAAAGGCACACACATTGCTCCATAATTGTCCCAAACCGCAACTATTAAAATATAACGATTTTTATTAATTTTTTTTTCAGTATTAAAAAAATTAGATTCAAAATGAACAAATGTTTGTCCTTCAAAAAATATATGCAAATTTGTTTTTGGAAAAATTAATGAAATGTCTTTGTTTACAACTTTGTTTTTTGTCACTTGTTCTTTGGTAATTTGTGTTATTATTGTTGGATTTAAGTCATTGTCATTAAAATATGTAAATGTTGTGAACAATGGTTTTATAGTTGAATTGTTATATATAGTTATTTCATAATCGTCTCCGTCTGTGTGTGGACACGAACAATTCAAACACGACGATCTTTTTGATTTAGTCCAAAATGATATTCTTTTATTTTTCAATGTCATATTCATTTTGGTTAAATGAAATAACGCAATGTCATATGAAACTTTTTCTATTAACCCAAGTTTTTCATTATTTATATTTACAGCAAAACGAGAATAAGAGTCATTAATATTTCTAAAATATTTTGTTATATCATTTTCAAAATTGGCATCATAATTTATCTTATATGTTTCCATTATAAAAATAATTTTATAATAATTTATAAAATTATACGAAATTATTTATTTATTTTTGTTTTAACATATTCTAGTTTATTCAAGACATGAATTCCATATGAATTCATGTTGACTGACAATTTATATTTTTTTAACACATTTCCTAAATTCTTTTCGGATGCTTTTTTAAAACAAAAATATGCCAAATTGTACATTTCATATTTTAAATAATAATTGCCAATCAAATCATGATGATCAGCTCTATCTCCAAAAATATCAATACATTTTGAAATATTTTTTAAAATATCATTTATATTATATTCCAAATCAATCATACATTTGCTTATTCTAAGATAAGATTCATATTCTTCTTCTATCCAAATATTTTGCAATTTTGTATACAATGAATACCATTTTAATGCTTTTTTATAATCTCCGTAATCATAATAACTTTGTCCAGCATAAATTGCGCTTCTTTTATTTAAATTGTATTCATCATCCACAAGTGTATCAAAAAATTGTTTTTCTAGTTTTTGCGCATCTTTTAAAGATTTTAACGGATCATTGTCTCTACTTCCATCACACGTTGATACCAAGTAATATTTTTCATCATCGCAAAAAGTATGATAATCTATTTCTTTGTTATTATAATTATCAACGCATATCATCAAATGATGCACTTCTCCGACAAATTTCCACTTATAATTATTGTTGTATAATAGATAATTTTTATAAATATAATCTCCTCTTTTTATGTTTGAATAAAATCCAATAAAATTGTCATAGTTTAATAATTTTTTAGATAAAGTAAAATCATCAGTTAGAAAATCATCGGAGTCAAAATTAATAATTAAATCTGTTTTTTTGTAACATCTTTCAAATAAAAGTGTTTTGTTTTCACTGAATCCAACCCATTCATCAAAAAAAATTTCACCATTAATTTGTTTTTCTTTAAAAAAGTTTTGAATTAACGAAACTGTGTTGTCAGTTGAACCCGTGTCACAAATTATCCAGTAATTAATATATTTATATACACTTTCTAATGCTCTAATGATGCAGTGTTCTTCGTTTTTACAAATAATGGCCAAACAAATAGTTGGTTTTGGCGGAAGTGAAGATCTTGAAATCGCACAGTTTTCCATATATAAAGATATTTTATTTGCCAAAATATCTTTATATTTTTGCATTCATTATTAAATTGTTTTTTGTTTTCATTCACATGAAAAGTCATGGCAATATATTATTTATATTCGGAATTGAAAAAGAAAACTTGAAATAATCTGCCATCATTAATATTTGTTCCAAAATAATCCATTGACATATGAAACCTTTTTGAATTGAATATAATTAATCTATTGAATACATTTCCAATATTATCTATTAATTTCCATTTTGTTATATCACGACTATATATTTCGGTCAATTGAGAATAATTTGTTTTACTAGTTTCATCAATATTGTCATGAATAAATTTATAAAATCCGGTTCCTGCTGACGACGGAGCATTTGGAGTTAAATACAGAATTCCTGCCCAATCTGTGTTCGTATCAGCATGTATCCATGATCTATCATGTGACGTTGTGTATTGAAATTTTCCATTGTCATTGTCATTATTACCACACGGAAAATCTGTTATTTTGCCAGCAAAAGGCATCATTATTTCTTCAAATTTATTTTTAATATTTTCATTGGAAAATGACATTTCACTTCGTTTTCCTGGATAATAATTGTTCACATTGTATTCTTGTGATAACGCAAATTCACGAACTTTTAATGGGTCATCATAAAAATTATCAATTACAATTAAATTGCATTTTGGTGCTTCGCTCATTTGTTTAAATAACAATAATTAAATTATTGCCAAATCTTTTATGTAGTTTTAATATTATTCTATTTTATTATTGAATTCAATAATAAAAAGCAAATATTAATCCATTTTGGAAAAATCGTTAGTATAAAACCAATTTGTTAAAATATATTTATCATTTGAAATTGGCATTTTGCCTTCATGCGCATAACACCATGATGCTGGAAATAAAAGAAGTTTTCCTTTTTTTGGAATTATATTTTTTTTTCCTTTCCAAAAAGAAGTTTCGCCACCAACATTTACATCATTTAAATACCATAAAAATGTAATAACTCTATATTCATTTTTCAACGTCATAAAGTCATCATGAATGGCATATTTGCCTTCTTTTTTTAGATATTTTTGAATCATAAAATTTTTTACATTAAGAGTGTTTCTTGTTCCATCAGTAATGACATTATTAAAATAAATAGACAAACAACGATTCAATTCTTTATTTAAACATTCTTCTATTTTTTTCCATTTTGAATCATTTTTTGGTATCATAAAATCTGTTGTGTCTTTTACATTTGGATTCACTCCTCCAAGTGTCACTCCCACATATCTGTATTCTTCCATTTCAAACATTTGAATTATTTCATCACATAGCATGTCTGGCAATGAATTATCAAATTCTTGAATAAAACTTTCTTCCATTTTATATTTAATTTAAATTGTTTTTATTATGTTTTATTATGCTTTTATTATGTTTTAAAAAAATATACTTTTAAAGATGATTGTGTGTTTTGTGATGTGACACCAGTGTTCACACTTACTTGACTATAATGTTCAATAGTACCTCCGGCTCCTGCGGTTCCTTTTACTCCTGCGGTTCCTTTTACTCCTTTTACTCCTGCGGCTCCTGCGGCTCCTGCGACTCCTGCGGCTCCTTTTTGTCCTTTTGCTCCTTTTGCTCCTGTATTTCCTGGGCCCCCATCTTGGTCCGCCTTTCCAGGAGAAGTGCACGACTTTCCCCCTTGAGGTCCTTGTTGTCCTGTATTTCCTGTAGCTCCTTGACTTCCTGTATATCCTTTAGCTCCTTTGGTTCCATTTCCGCCCGTATTTCCTGATCCTCCTTGTTGTCCTTGTCCTCCTTGTTGTCCATTTCCGCCCGCCACTCCGCAATTTACTTTTATAGTTTCAGGTCCTGTATTTTTAACAATACTAAAGCTGCATTCTCCGCCTGGTTGGTTTGACAAAGTATAATTTAAAATATTTCCAGTAATAGGAATTTGTGCAATATTATAAAAATAAGCACCATCACCACCATCGCCACCATCACCACCATCGCCACCATCGCCACCAGTGCCAGCAGCGCCACCAGCGCCACCAACGGCGCCAGCGCCACCTTCGCCACCATCGCCACCTTCGCCACCAGCGCCACCAGCGCCACCATCGCCACCAGCGCGTGTCCTTTTAGTGTTTGGTGCCGGACAACCACCTGCGTTTCCATTGGGTCCTTGCGAGCCTTTCGTACCTTGCGCACCTTGCGCGCCTTTGTCTCCTGTGTCTCCTGCTATTGAAGTCTGACCGCCAGAGCCTGCATTCCCACTATTTCCTGTGTTGCCATTTGAACCTTTGGCACCTTTGGCGCCTTTACTTGACAACAAATAAACTTTAATGGCATCACACCCTACCGGCACAGGAATTTGTCCGGATCCAGCAGTGGTATAAGAAACACCAAATGCTTCAATATTATATTTGTCTGTTATTTCTTGACCATCAATTTTATAATTAATTGGGTTGTCAATTTTGGCAAATGCGGATGTAGTTGTATTTAATTGTCTAAAATTATTAAATTTTGTTGTTGGAGTATTTATATTAACAGGGCTATTAGTGGCATTAGACAATAAATTATCTAGGTTAACTCCTTTGTAAGAATAATTTGACATTATATATACAAGTGGTAATAAAAAAATATTTATATACCGTATTTGATGTTATTTTATTATAACAAACATTGTTTGTCAAAATCATAAATAATTATTTGTTCTAAATATGTTATAAATTTGCCAGCATTATCATTGAGAGAAAGCCCGCAAATCGGCCACCGTGTAAATCGGCGTCAAATATGGCATCAGATCCGATTTCGTTGCCCACCACCCTTGTTTTCCTTGAAACGTTACTATTTTCTTCTCACGCAATTCCCCCATTAATAGCGACTTCTTTATAGTCCAGACTTTAAATCCTTGGAAATCCAGGAGAACCAACATCGCATAATCATAATCATGTTCCGGTTCCAAGTGCTGCCATTTACAATTGTCGCAGCCGGCCCAGTATCTTGCGGTCTTTATTTCTATCTTTTTGCCTTCAAATGTGCCGTCATTTTGCGTTGATGTGCGCTTTCCCAATCCAAATATCTCCGATAAAATCTTCTCCGCCTCGGAGCCAAAAGGTTTAGAATCCAATTCTACCAATGCCAGAACCGATGGCGCCGCATTGTTGCGCTTGTAATATTTGATCTGGGTTTCCTTATCTGTTATCGCCTTGAATGCCTTGGAATTCTCCCAGGATTCACAAGAAAGTATGTTATTTGTTTCAGTTGAAGATTCCATTTTTATTATTGATGCCACATTTCATGGATGATGTGGGATCAATTTTCCATTTGCCGAAGGCAAAACTATGCTTTAGCATTCCCAAGTTAATAACTTCGTTATTAACGGCTGTTATTGCCTGCGGCAATAACTTGTGCCGCAGGCAAAACTATGCTTTAGCATTTCCAATTTACTGAAAGTAAACCTGTTATTGCCTTATACGAAGTTAGGCAATAACAATAAAAAACATGTTTTATTTATTATATTTCCTCCTATTCTTTAAGTTTTGCCAGCTCCGCCTTTAGCGCCTCATTTTCCTTCTTCAGTTCGGCAATCATGCCTTTAAGAATTTTATTGTCATTGAATAATTGATGAATGTTCGCAGTCGTATTTGCCTTTGGTATTGGGTTGGGATTTTTGTACATGGTCCAGCAGACCTCCTTGCCCTCAAATGTGGTGTGATATAAGACAAAGTGATGTTTTTCTGTCATGGATTTCGTGACTTCAATGTCCCATTCACGCCCTTCTGCCAAGTATATGTGCGCATTTTGATATTCAAAATCCCATGTGCCGGTCTCATCATAAACAATTATCTCAAAGTCCACGCGATATACTTTTCCTAATCCGCATTTCCAAAATACATTGATTATCATATCCTCTGTATATGATCGGTGAATTCGTCTGATTGTGAGGCTATTAAGTTCCATTTTATATTTGTATTTTATATTTTGAATTTGATGTGAATTCTGTTGAACAGATCAATTTTTGTGGAAAAAAACCAAACTAATCCAATCCAATATATTATATTTTTACCATGGATAATACAATGATGTTTCTCATCGCATAATCCTTTCCTACGTTTCTCTTAATGGTCCGTCCCACAATTTTATACTTTCCATACCAAATGTATTTTTGTTTTCGGTCTTTTGTCACTCTATACAAATAAATATGCTCGGTCTTCTCCGGATTTAAAAATGGTTCATTAAACTTCTTCTCATTTTCGTCTTGATCACCATTGTGTCCAAACAGCGTGTATTCTACCTTTTCTGGGTTTTCCAAGTTGTCTGCGTAATAGTAAGTGTCATCTACCGATTTTAGCATAGTTGTTTTAAATGCGGGTCTTGGATTAATTCCCGCTCCTGAATATGGTTTGCATCCGGTTTCACTTAATATATGTTCATTAAGCCCTCCTGGCCCTTCCCATTTATTGAATATCTGTAACATTTTTTAATTTATATTATTATTTTGTTTTGCTCAACCAGATTTGAAAATGGAATCAATTTTTGTTCACACTAATTTATCCGTCAGTTTCTTGGCACATTTCTCCGCAATCTTGTCATAATAATCCTGCTTCTTGTATTTAACTACGCTTCCCGGACAAAAGCTTTCTTTATCTATAATAAACAATTTATCGTGGATCTCGCACAATTCGTCCGTCTTGTATGTAGATAGACCCAACAACGGTTTTTCATAAGTCGGCATCTTATAGCCTTTCTCTTTTAGTTCGTCAATGGCCGTTTTCTTAATTGTCTGATCCAGCTCCAATTCAAATTTTCCTTGATTCACATACAACAATACCGTTTCCGACTCGGAATCGTCATCCGCAATATAATCCTTGCTCACAAAATGTAGGTAAATATTGTCGCCAAAAGATACGTAGATTGGCCGCTTAAAATAAGCACAACAAGGAATGAGGGATTCAATGGAGGACAATAGAGGCTTGGTCATGAGATCGCATTTGATTTCATTGATTTTTATATTAGTGATTTTGTGATTCGTGTTTTTTAGGGAAGCGCCAGAATCTTTATTGAAGAAATCGTACATGGCGCGCTTCTCATTCATCATTAGATTTGTCATGTTTGTGCCGATCGCCTTTTGGGTTTCATAGACAGTATAACCATGAGAAAATACATACATACACCAAAAAAGCGAATCACGAATATGAGGGATGAACCGACTTGATTTGGGCTTAACCATTATAACTGGCTCTACCAAAGGAATCTTTAATTCAGACTTTGATAAAGGAATATTAATCTCTTTTACGTCCTCATTTATAGGAGCAAATTTCTCCAAAAACACAGATGTTAACATGTATTCATCAAGACTCTTGTCAGTAGTGAAAAAATTCTTCTGCCCATAAAGTGCCTCAGTAATAAATCGGGGAATTGTTGCCATTTTATTTTATATTTTGTACTATCATACATGTAGGGCAATTTATAAATTGTTTTCAAATGCTAATTTGAAAAAGATGCCTCATCTTCAATCTTAACGCAAATATTTTGTGAGTAATTACGAAAAATTACTCATAAAATGAAGCAAAAAAAATAAAGTATGGGATAATAAGGGCATAAGTGTCACCAAAGGTGGCACCGTTGTTTTGCCAAAGGCAAAACATAGACGAGTTTCCTTTATTCAAAGCCCCCAATTGCCATACCAGAAAAAAACGTATTCTTAAATTCCTGTTTTTGATTTTCTAAAACATTGAATTCGTTTTCTTGGTCATAGACGTATTTTACATACTTGTCTAGATCCGAAATCATATCCTGAGGTAAAAAAGAAATATTCACGAAAATCCCGCTCTTGTTCTCATTCAACTTGATCGTCTGGTTTTTCTTAAGTATTCGCAATACATCCAATTGCTGGTTCTTGGTCATCTTCTCTATCTTGTCTTTCAAGGTCACTAAATATTCATTGGTGGGTGGAATCATTTTACTATATATGTCCAACTGCCTCTATATTTTTTCTATTTGTATTTTTTGCTTATTCATTTTTTTCTACTAAACTTGCGATTGTCGTGATAGACGGATCATTCAATTCAAATCGGATTCCAATAATTCGCGCATCAATAACCGCATTTTCCTTGATGCTGTTGAAATACTTGCTTGTGCTATGATGATCACGCGCCACGAAAACCGTGATCGGCACATTGTCACTATCCACGTCTTTTACATAAGCATGAATGCCCGCCTTGGTCACTTCGGAAACTGTACATGACACCATCATGTCCTTGATGGGATAACAGACCATACATTCATATGTTGTACAAAACTCCACATGGTCGTCTTTGATAAGACCGCTTGAATAATTTATAACGCGCACTGAATTGGGCCGAATGAATCCCTCGGCAATACACTTGCCCTCGGTTTTTAAGCGAATTAACTTCTCCAAATTTTGTGTCAAATTTTTGCCTATTTCCGTGATGTTTAATGCGATTTTCATTTGTAAAATGGATCGGATGTAGACTCCATACTTGTCACTGGTTTTGGCTTTGTTGTTTTCCATTGTATATATTTAATTGGCAAAGTTTTATATCTGTTTTATTGATGTTGTTTCAAAAGATTCACACATCAATTTTTTTGGGTTAATTATCCAATTTGCTTATTTTGCCAATCCATATTCAACCATGTATTCCGACGGCAAGTACCAGATTTTACCCGCCATACTTTGCGCGTTAAAATGCCGCATGATGATTTCAACTACAATCGCAAACCCAATTTTAGTGACATCTTCGGGCGTGTCGCCCATCTCGTCTTTTCCAACGGATCGCATGATTTCATTGTATATTTTTAATATCATTCCCTTACCTTCTTTAATTAAATAAGACCCTTTGGCCACGCCCTTCTTTTGCTCCAATTTCTTGGTTTTAAACACCATGGACAAAGTGCTCGCAAAATATCCCATAAACCCCATTGGATCTGACAATCTACCCAAATTGAGTTTTTTCATTGTTTTCTCTATCTGATCTCTCAAATCAAATACATCCGTCGGATCCTCTTCGGTCCATTCGCCCTTATCTCTCTTATAAACAATATTTGATACGATGCCCTTGGTGACTTTTGTCATTAAAATTCCGATAGATCCGGTGCTTTCATTTGTAAAACGCAAATCGTCAAAATACATCTTGATCCAAATTTCCAGATCATCTAATTCTTGATGCGGATTATATACCTTCTCTATCAGGATCTTTTTTTGCCTATAATTCAAGGCGTCCATTAAATGCGCAAATGCGTATTTTTCTATTTGCTCTCTTTTTTTGGCATCATCGCCTTCAAAAAACGGAAACAAGTATTTTTCAATTAACGTTGTTGATGAACTTAACAACTTGGAGTTCAAATTCTTAGACCAGTCTTTCTCCCTTTCATTGTATTTGTGAGCAGGGTTCTGCACCATTTTCATACTTTCCTCTAATTCTTTTTTAACAGATTGGTAATCGGCATTCGCCAATCTTTCCGCAGTTGGCGACATGGGCGACGACGGATCCATAGCTGCTTCCAATGGGGCATCTTTGTTTATTTTGTCCGAAATTTTGTATTTCAATCGTGAATGACGGAAATTAATAGGCATCATATTTTCAAACAAATTAGATCGGCTATCGCTTACTTCAATCGGTTGAAAAACATAGTACTCACCGCGATTAGTGACGCGACCTTCGCGGCCAAAACTGTCCTCAACGGTTTCATTGCCATCTACCAATTTTGTCAAAACATAAAACAACAGATCGTGATCATCGGAATTCACCGACAACAACTTTTTGAATTCATCTTTGTGAAATGATTTTTTCTCTGTCCGATAGAGATTCTTGATTTTGTCCATCAAATAATTAGCATTTGATTTCATCACCTCCAAATTGTGAGTATCTTTCACTTCTTTAAAAGGCATAGTTGTCAAATCCATTTCTTTATCTATGCGACACGTGTAATTGCATTTGTCATAATCACATGCTTCTGTCCCGGGTTTGTCACCTACTCGGAAAGACACGATTTTATTAAGAGAAGATGGTTGAATCTCTATCTTCTTGTTTTCCGCGATTTTAAACAATTCGGCATCAGTGAAATTCTTTTGTCCAATATTTAAAACGCAATCCACCGACACCTCCTTAAGAAGTTTTGTCACTTTGCCAATTCGGATCGCTTTGGACTCAGCATATCTATAAACATACTGATCGGCGCATTCTTCTTCACCCGTTTCTAATACAGTGGCATGTAGGTAAATCTCAACGTTGCGGTCTTCAAAAGGCAGTTTACAATGACTCATGTTTCTTACGCCTCTGCCCACGATTTGTTCTATGCGGTTCAAATTATACCACGGGTCTAATATGTGGATCTGCCGAATGTTTTTGAAATCCAAGCCTTCCGAGGCCGCGCGCGAAATAAGGATGACCTTAACATCATGACCATTTTTATTGGCTTCGCTGGTGGCATATTTGATGTCCTCCGCATTGTTGTGCGAGAAGAATTTGTCGCCGGACAATATCATATATTTGGCCTGTTTGGTTTTTGTGCCCAATTCCATAGTAATAGCATCGCGCGGTTCTTGGTTTATGGCCGCGCCCTTGGCAAACATAGGTTTAGAATTGGTTCCATATCGGGTGAATCCGAGTTCTTCTAAGGCCAGCGCCATCGGCACAATTCCACCATCAATGAACTGTGTATAAACCATGACAATTCCTTTAGATTCCAAGATTTTCTCGCATATTCGGGTGATTTTGCTGCTATGTTTATCTAGGGTTTTGCTTGCTGGATTTGCCTTGTCTATAGTGAAGAACCCTTCAAATCCTGTCTTGTATTTATATTTGTATTTCATGTAGATCTGATTATCATCATCGGCTTTGGGGATCACCTCGGTATAATCCATGATTCGGTTTATGCCAGATTTGCCTACCATATCTTTCATCATTTCTTTGGCTTCTTCTTTGCTTAAGTCGCCCCAATCGGATTTGTCCATACTGTTGAATTTTTTGGTGGATGGATATGTAATAATTAGAGATTGTAGTGGAATCTGAAGCTTGGTATATCCATAACTCTCCATGTTTTCAAATACGTCCTCGTCATCATCCGGTTTGGCCGAGGCAAATATATTGCCGTTATTATGTCGTGTGAAAATCTTGGACGTAATGAAATTGTACGCTTTCTCCTGTTCTTTGCCGATTTGCGTCAAATAAACACGGTTTTTCATGACGTCTTTAAGAACAGGCACATTAGGCCGACTTGTGATGCTTTTCTTAGGATAAGTAAACTTATTGTTTAAAAACGTGGACGATTTGTCGCCTTCTTCAAATGTTTCCGGATAGAGACGGAACGGAAATGTATAAGGATTCTCTCCACGAACATAGGATACATATCCGTTCAATTTACGTCGCAATAATTTCTCGCCGCTCTCTTTGAATTCGCCGGTTTTGTCAAATACGTCGCTGTAACTGATTTTTGCGCGACCATCATTAATGTTCATCAAATTACACAACCATATTATTTCATCCACTGAATTGTACATGGGGGTGGCCGACAACAATACGAATTTTACGCCTTCGGCGTGCCTTGCCACGTCTTCCAATAGAGGCGCCAACATTGAATTGGGAACATTGTGTACTTCATCTATGACAATCATGCGAAAGTTGAAATTCTTCTTAATATTTGCGATTTTCACGTCTTCATCCGATGACAAAGAATATTTGTTTATTTGGTTGGCCAATTGCGTATATCCCATGAATTCATAACTGTTATTTATGATGGCGTTGGCCTGACTAATGATCTTTTCGGCTGTTATACCAACGTCATTCATGGGGTTGATTTCTTTCAATAAACTGTTACCAATACAGGATCCGGCCTCTATCGTCCAAGAGCCATTGCCATCTAGGGCGCGTTTCAGCTTGCGTTCATCAAAAAGTTGGAGCCGGAAATTGTCCTGAACGTTGGTAGATGCGACCAACATGATCTGTTTTTTCATACTTGTTTGACTCATTGTGGCGCGCATGTCTTCCGCGATTCCGATTGCCGAACACGTCTTTCCGGACCCGAGACCGTGATATAATAAGATGCTATTATAGGGCGTGTTTTTAGATATGAAATTCTTTACAAACAATTGGTGAGGCATCAATTCAAAGTCCGGATTCGCGCATAATTTATCGGCCAACTCCTTAATTCCTACTTTTTTGCCGTCATATTTGTAGGAAGCGAACTCCGTGCGATTGGCGATCTTGTGGCTGAAATAAGGATCGTTGACGGTTGGATAGAGAAAATCGTCAGATTCTGAAATAGAAGGAGAGATAGAGAATTTAGATTCAGGATTCTTTTTGATATATTCAAACTCGGCATCTTCACTGGATCGTTTTTTGTTCTCTTTTATGGGGACTTTTATCTCCTCTTTAATAGGAACTTTTATCTCTTTCTCTATGTCTTCTTCTGCATCTTTCATTTCTTTTTCCACATCTTGTTGTATTTTCTCAATTAAATCATCTTCCAATTCAGATACATTTTGAATCTCTTTATTCAATTCTTCTTTTTCAGTTTTGCTAAGATCTTCTTTAATTGATATTTTCAATTCTCTATCATTTAATATTTTTCTTGTATATTTCAAATGACTTTGATTTGTTTGAACTCGGTTCTTCTTGAAAACATATCCATCATAAACAAACAATTGCGGCGCCGTATTCTTCTCAACTCCGCCCATTTTCTTAGCAAAATACTTCTCCTTGTGTTTTAAATGCCATTCGTCCGCATTTCCACCCGGTTTCATTTTCAAATCTAATTCAAAAAAATCTTTCTCTATCGGAGGCATCAACTTTGCTTGTTCCATTTCTTCTTCTGTGATGACTTCTTTTGATCCCGCGCTTTGCTCATTGTTCTTATAAGACCCCCCTTGCTGATTCTTTCTTGTCCGATTCATCATTTCTAATAATATATAATATATATTATTACAAATATAAATTTAACACATTATACACAAGCATACTTAGTTAAAACCGTGTTCACACAAATAAACAATTTCCGTTTTTCTAAATTGTACTGCCGAATCGCATTCACGCAATCCAAAAATGACATCCATTTCATGGCACTAATTTCAGTATTATTTTCCTTTTCGCCGCATTCCACCGTGTGCGAATAATCATAATCCATCTTCATTATGAAATACCGATGCCTATATGATTTGTAATTGGATCCAATAAATGTCTCATCGTATGGAGTCAAATTCTCTATGATTTTACAAGCAGTTTTATCATTCGCGTATCCGGTTTCTTCAAAAAACTCGCGACTGGCGCAATCCAAATCGGATTCATTTGGGTTTCGGCGACCCTTCGGAAAACCCCATTCGGGTTCTTGCCAATTCGTCGCGTCTGATTCCACTAAATGCTTTAGATCATGCATTGCGGTTTTCACATAAACTCCCTTTCGCAATTGATTAAACTTGTCACGTGATATGTTTTCCTCATTGTTGTATGTGGATTCGTCTTCTTTTTGACCCCATACGTGTTTCCATAAATCGTCAAACTCATCTTCCAATAACATCTTTTTTTCGGCCATCGTCATTTGACATATCATGTTTGCCAAATAATCCTTATTGTAAACGGAGTACTTGCCTCTCACGAAATCCACGAATCCCAGCGTCTCCTTGCGCCGAATCATTAAATACTCTTTTTGCCCTCCCGGATTCACACGGAATGCGATGATTCCGTTGCTTGTTATAGGCATCTTACATTGATGAAAATTGTGTCCTTTTTTGCCGCAATTATTACAGTAGATTATCTCTTTTTGGTTCATCTTAGCGAATTAGTTGCTACTTGTGTATTTAAGTATCTTATTTCTATATACTTTTTAAATTTCACATGAACAGTCAGCCACAATCAAATAGTGATACAAGCCATGTGCGAAAAACAAATGGTGATCCAAAAGTATGGGGACCGCATTACTGGTTTTTTATACAAACTCTTGCGTTGACTTATCCCGATTTTCCCAATGAAGTGTCCCGACGTAAATACTATGATTTCTTCCAGAATTTGCCGCTTTTCATTCCTGACGTAGAAATGGGAAATAAATTTAGCACATTGTTAGACAGTTATCCGGTTTCGCCTTATTTGACTAGCAAGGATTCCTTGTCCAGATGGGTCATCTTCATCCACAACAAGTATAATGAAATGTTGGGAAAAGACGAGATCTCTATTGACGAAGCCATGGCGAGATATTATAATCACTATTTGCCCAAACCGATTTCTTTACACAAGGAAATTAAGATGAACCGATACTACATGCATGTGGCTTTTATACTTGGATGTTTGGTTTTGGTTTATCTCTATAGTTAAGGAAACCAAGGTTTCCTTAAGATCCTTCCTTTGGATCCTTCCTTTGTATCCTTCCTTTAAAGGAAACCAAGGTTTCCTTAAGATCCTTCCTTTGGATCCTTCCTTTGTATCCTTCCTTTAAAGGAAACCAAGGTTTCCTTAAGATCCTTCCTTTGTATCCTTCCTTTATTTTTATTCTGATATTGGATTTCCTTTTTGTCTTTTGATAAAATATAACAAAGATGTCCTATGTATCACCTTTTAATGGAAGACCTATTACAAATCACATAATGAACAATGCTTCTCTATCGGGAGCCGCCGCAATGCCTCTCAAAGATCTCACTTCAGACAACGCAAGTTCATTTGCCATGGGAAGGCGCAACTTTTACGAAACCTCTCAAGTATCAAAAGCTTCACAAGCCAGAGAAAAGAAATTCATAGGCGGCAATAGAGACGCTTCCTCAGTGGCCGCTAGAAGAACCGCCGTAGCCATCGGTCGCGTAAATAAATCTGTGAATTCTTTTGTGTCTTCCGATTCCGTTTCACGAAAAGACGAGTTTACTGCCATTCGCAGAGTCCGGTCTGGCGGATATGTTGTTAAGGGTATTCAGAGATATTAGATATTTTTGTGTTGATAATATAAGAACATAAATGCGTATAGAAATCATTGTTTTTGGAATAACCGCATTAATAATAGCCAACATATACACCGACGGCAAATATTTGAAACTCATTCAAACTAACCAGAAATATGTGAAAATGGGCGGAATTGCTTTAGGTGGATTGATGCTTTATATTCTGTTAAAAAAGTTCCCCGATAGAGCCAAGAACATCATCAGTAGTTCAAATGAATACATGAAATATTTGCCCGTTGACAGCGGAACGGCAAGCATGGTAAGTCCAATATTGGATTTCACCTCCAAACAAAATGTATTCAATGATTCCCAAAATTCACAAACATACAATCATCCGGTTTTGAATATGGAATCCACCTCCTCAGGAGGAGCAAATTCAGCAGAAACCCGCCTACTAAACTCGGGTAAAAACTCGTCAAAAAGGTCCGTCAGCGAAACTAAAAAGAAGTTCGTGGCAAGCAGACAAGGGTGGAAATGCGGCGATTGTGGCAACCAATTATCCGCATGGTTTGAAGTAGATCACAAAATCCGACTTGAACACGGAGGAAGCAATCACGTGGACAATTTAGTAGCTTTGTGTAGAGAATGCCATGGGTGTAAAACCGCTATGGAAAATTTATAACCAAATATCATTTCATAATATATATTGTAATTATATTATGCCACAACCAATTAAACCAGCAACAACAAGATTTGACATCATATTTAAAATATTAAAAGACTACGGAATAACAATCGCCATCGCAATTTATTTGGTTATTTTTTCAACTTTAATTCCCAAAGACATGAATGATTTGTATTCAAAAAAATACTTCTACACAATGTCAATATTATTTCCGGTTTTGATCGGATTTGGATATTTGACTTATGCTCATGGCGTAATTTCGGATCCAAAAGAGTTGGGTAGATTTGCGGCAATCACCGGTTTGCTATTCCTGGCAATCTATCTATACAATTATTTGAAAATCTCCGAAACGGTATTAACATCTCTATCTTTCATGACAAACATCGTCATGGCATCCATCGTCATTTTTGCCGTGATAATTTTTGCCAAAGTGTTCAAAGACATTGCCTACTCGGTTGAAGGCATGCCCGGAATTATAATGCGCTTAATATTTTTCATTCCGTGTTTATTATCGGATTTGTTTGATTTCTTGATGGGACAGATGGCGGCGTCACCTTTCGTGGTTTACGTCTTGATTGGAATAGAGATTTTGCTGATTCTTGCTTATTTTTATATGCCAGAAATAATGAAAGCGTATGCTCTTAAAGATGGACACACAATAATAAACAAACCAGAATTGCTGAAAAGAGAAAAACGAATGATCGGTTATTCAGAATTGTTGGCGGCGGAAAAAGTCCCTACAAATTCTGAGGTGAAAATCAAAAATGAATATGCGTTCTCCATGTGGTTCTACATTGTGAGATTGCCGCAAAACCAAGCGCCTTATAATACTGATGCGACCATCTTTGAATTTGTCAATCAGCACCCGAAAATTACCTATAATGGAAAAGACAATTTATGTAAAGTTCAGTTCTCCCCTGTTCCCGCCGACAATAGAACTTTCAAAATAACCATGCAAAAATGGGTGCATTGCGTCGTCAGTTATTCCGTGAATAATGTAGATATTTTTATTAATGGAGAATTGGTTTCTACTGCGCCCAGAACTATGAATGACAAGACCGCAATCAGCGATTATGTTGTTGTGGGCCAAGACGCTGGATTACATGGCGGCATTTGTAACGTCATTCATTACAACCGGTCTTTGTTAAAAATGGAAATAGATCAATTGTATTCAATCAATAAAGATGTTGATCCGCCTGTTGGATTTTAACAAAGGTTGATCCTCCTATTGGATTTTATCAAATCTCAAAGTCGGATTTTAAACCTCATAATTATTTATAGCGGTCGCATGTTCTCACTAAAAAATGCCACTATTAGACATAATAAAACTAAAAAAACCCGTGAAAATTCAACGCAGGATTATGTAATAGCAATTCCTTCCTATGAACGTGTAGAGGCTATAATAAATAAAACGTTGACCACTCTTAAAAAGGGCGGCGTAGCCGCCCAGTGCATCCACATTTTTGTCGCAAATGACGCCGAACGCGCCTCATACGAAGCCACCGTCCCTTCCAATCTCTATGGAAAAATCGTTGTGGGCAAAAAGGGCATAACTCCCCAGCGCAAATTTATTGTCAAATATTTCAAAGAAGGCACCAAAATAGTAAGCATGGATGACGATGTTGAGAAGTTTCTTAAATTGAGTCGCGATGGTCAGAAACTAATAGAATTCAAGGCGGGAGATTTAGATAAATTTTTCAGAAGGGCTTTCACAGCGATAGAGAAGAAAGGGTTTTATATATGGGGAATTTATCCCATGCGATATGCCTATTATATGAAGCACAATGTAACGACCGATCTGCGACTTATTTTGGGAACCACGTATGGATTTGTTTGCCGACATGATCGTGATCTAATTCCAACAGTAACCGAGAAAGAAGACTATGAAAATACCATTCTACATTATTTGAAAGACGGCGGTGTGATGCGATTCAATGATATTTGTTTGAAAACCATTTATTACAGTCCGGGTGGTTTAGGACGAATGGACAATCGGTTTGCCATTAATGAAGAAGCCGCGAAACTATTGAAAGTTAAGTATCCGGATTATGTCACTATTTATGAACGAAAAAATGGCATGAAAGAAGTTAGACTGGCTGATAAATCATAGCTTCACACAAAAACAGGGATCTTTATTTACAAGTTCTGTCTTGTAAATAAATATTTGTGTTTATGAAAACAGGGATCTTTATTTACAAGTTCTGTCTTGTAAATAAATATTTGTATCTGTATATAATGTCATTATTTTCTAATACAGCAACCGTTGAATGCGCTTATCCCATAATTAAAGAAACCATTCCCGCATCCAATTTAGGATACCGATCCAACAATCGTTATGATGGGTTTCCGCCTATTATGAATGACGGACGATCTTTGATTGCCAGCAACCGTTCCGAGGCACTATTACACAATTCCATTTTGAAACAATACGGCACCACAAATCACGCACAATACCGCGCTCACATGATCAAAAATGCCAAACAAATCATGGAAACCGATTTCCGCATGGCAAGTACAGATGCCGGTTATCCAGCGGGCGAACGATTTGCTGACAAAATTGTGAACTCCAACACAAAGACGCCACATTTGTTTAAAACTGCTCTGGATAACACTTCGGATGCGCGTCTCAAATATAACAAAAGTGATTTGAAAGACATTTATTTGTCCAGAGAGCAATTGGAAGCGCGCAAAGTTGCGCCCACACTAAATGTCACTTCAAAGTAAGTAAGTTGCCTATTTTATATGATAATAATGAGCTATCACATAAAAATGTTTGTTTGTATTTATTCCTTGTCACTTTGTTGAGATGACACAATTAAATCAATCAGTTCGCCTTTTTTCATTTTCTGTAATTTAGCAGAATCCGTTTGATATCCCTTGGAAATGATAAAACTTCTTAATGCCGGCAAATTCATTTTCTTGTATGAATCTTTTTCAACTGACAAGGTAATTCCGTCCGAATCTTTAATTTCATTCTCAGCAACATTTTCTAATTTATTTACCACAATATCAGTGTGTTCTTCAGGGTCCAAATCATCCACATCCGAATCATCTGCGTCCAAATCATCCACGTCTAACTCGTCCACGTCCAACTCATCCACATTCAAATCATAATTCTCAGGAATAGATAGATCAACATTGATCAGCTTGGTTTTTTCCAATTCAACGTCTGATTCTGATCTAGAATCCGATTCCGAGTCCGAGTCTGAGTCCGATTCGTCTGATTCAGATTCCGATTCCAAGTCTAAATCTTGTTCAGTAATTTCAACTGTAATTCTTTTGTCAACTTGCGTTTGTAAGACTTGTTGATAACTTTGTTCCTGGGGTTGTGCTTGGTGGTTATTTCCTCCGATCACACGCATTTGCGGAACAGACAAATTTTCAAATTCATTTTTGACCAATTGTTTAAATTCCAAATGTGATTTATATACATCATTGATGATATCCAAGCATTTAATGTTTTTTTGCTCAATGTCTGCGATACGACCCTTGAAATAATAAATTAACAACCCAACCAATATGATTAAAACGGCTAAACTAAATAATAATGCAGATTCAAAAAATGCTCCCATATTTATATTTATAATAGATCCGCAAAATTATAAATAGTTTAGAACGCATATTTGTTTGTAAATTTCAAAGGTTAAAAAATCTAAAATTTTATAATATTCTGTATAATATTATATAATAATGGAAGAAGCGAGAACACCATCTGGATTTAAATTTGACAACATGGGAAATTCAGCAAGCACAAATTCAAATACCACTTTTGGAATAAATAATCAAGCCATCATAGTAATATTGTTAGTAACCTTGGGACTTTCTTTTTTAGGAATAAATATATTCATAGTCATTGGCAATCTGGTTGATTCTATTATCAAAATATTTGGCCCCATGATTTCGCAAATTCTCTCTATTTTTGGATACACCACTGGAAGTGTTTTGTCAAAAACCGCTGATGTCGCTGGAACTGTTGCTAAAACCGGCGTGGATTTAGCAGAAGATTCTATTCAATCAGTCGGAACCATTTTGAAAGATGCTAGCCGACAAAATGTGAATCCGGCCACTGTTGCCGGATTAGACGGAGCGCTCAATGTCCAATCAAATAATTCAAACATCTCAACATCCACATATAGAGAACCGACGCCTTCTACCAGCGGAAACCCCGTCCAAAAACCCATAACCGCCAACAAAACAAATTGGTGTTTAGTCGGCGAATATGAAGGAAAACGCGGATGTATTCAAGTCGGAGAGCAAGATAAATGTATGTCGGGTCAAGTTTTCCCATCTCAAGTTACGTGTATGAACCCTGCGAATTATGCAGCTGACGGGCAACAGCAACAAAACCGTTAGAATCCAGCAATTGCAATAATAAAGCAAATTAGAAAAACAAAACTACATAGAAATTTGACTTCTTACTATGTAGTTCAAGATCAATCAATGTCGTATGTTTCATTTCCCTCAATTTCAAGTTCTCCATGGAAATCACTAGATTGTTTAGTCGGCACAGCAAAACCAGAACCGCATTTGTCTTTTTCGCTACATTCATATTTATGCGAAATCAAAGAAAAAATCAGCGAATGTGGCGAGGATTGGGACATTTACAAAAAGTACACAAATCCTTATGAATATATTCATGGGAATTCACACAAGCCAGGCATATGTAAATACCGGCCCATCTCGCGCGCCTATTTCAAAATGCTGGAAATATTAGACACTTTTAATATCATCGGCAACAACCAATGGTCCAAGAATCGCACAAATGTGCCCATTAAAATGTTTGGAATCGCAGAAGGTCCGGGCGGTTTTATTGAAGCCGTTTGTAATCACAGAAGCCATTCCGGGATGAATATCAAAGACATGTATTATGGCATGACAATAGAGGACTCTACCAACGATGAGGTGCCTGGTTGGCGAAAAACCCGCGCTTTTCTCAGGAACAATGAGAATGTTATCTTAGAGAAGGGCGCCGACGGAACTGGAAACATATTAAAAATGGAGAATTTCCGCCACGTGGTTTCCAAATATCGCAATTCCATGGACATTATTACCGGCGACGGCGGGTTTGATTTCAGCGCCGATTTCAATAGTCAGGAGATCATCATTCACGATCTATTGTTTGCCCAAATTGCCTATGCGGTTTGTATGCAACGCCAGGGCGGATCGTTCATTTTGAAAATGTTTGATTGTTTCTATAAACCCACCGCAGATATTATTTACATTTTGTCTTCATTTTATGACAGGGTTTACATCATAAAACCGAATACCAGCCGATATGCCAATTCGGAGAAATACATAGTGTGTGTGGGGTTCAAATATAGCAGCTCGGCGAGTTATTATGGAATATTTGAAAAGACATTGGAAAAGGTCGTGAATCGGCCTCCTGAAACTTTTATCACTGGGTTTCTGAAACAAACTCCCATTCCTCTTTTTCTGAACAACAAGATTGAAGAATGTAATTCCATCATCGGACAGACCCAGATAGAGAATATTTATAATACACTGTCTTTAATAGAAAATAAATACCGCACGGAGAAGATTGAATCTTACATGAAAAATCACATACAAAAATGCGTGAATTGGTGTATCAGACACCGCTTGGAATATAATCCGCAAACCACTTTAGAAGAACCGGTCAACATATTTATGCGAAATAAACCCAAAGAAGTCGCCATGGGTGGAGGAGGCTCCCCTCAAGGGGATCCCTGAGGGGGATCTACGAGCGAAGCATGGAGCAATGAGCGAAGCGTAGGCTCCCCTTAAGATATTTATGAGCGAAGCAAATAACCTTCTGCGAATTGAGGTTTATCTTGGAAGCAATGAGCACAGTGAACCTTAAATTATTTTATTCACATTTGTTATGATAATGCCAAATATCATCGCAGTTGAATTCACATCAAATGATGAAATTGGTAATATTTTGTGGATGTCGCGACAGGCGCAATTTGCCAGGGCTATTTTCATCTATGCGGATGTGGAAGAAAGATTAAACTCAACTGACAGTGATTTTGGTTACATGGAAATTAGTAATTTAAATGGCACACGATGTTTTCCGGTAGCGGTGTGTTCGCGCAAATTTGGATGTTACCATTGTCTTAACACATTCACGCGGCAAATGATAGACATATGTTTTCGCCGAATTGCGAACGAACTAGAAAAAAGACAGGGTGAAATAGACTCTGTGTTTTTTGTTGCGAGTGATTTTCATAATTTATTGATTGATGTTAAAGAACATGCCTTTGTGGGGACTGATATAATTGGATATGTCACAAAAAAAATTAGGGAATTATCGCCTAATCAAAATGTAATAATATTTGTTAAAAGAAATAGATATACTTTTTAATTTAGTATTTGTTCTTCCGTTGGAAGAAGGGATATTGGGAATATCTCAGCGCAGCTGAGATGTCCTAATATTTGTGTTGCCAAAGGCAACAGGGATACAAACAATTCATGGCGAAGCCATGAATGTTAGTATTTGTGCGAAGCAGTAATATTATTTGCGCACTTTGGTGCGCAAATTAATATTTGGCGGATGCGGGATATTAATATTTATGTGACTTTGTCACATAAAATTAATATTTGGACCATTTCTGATTATTATAAGAATTGATCACCATCAACTTATCTTTATTATTCATGAAAAAATTAACTTTCTTATCCAACAAAGTGTCTTCAGGAGATTTGGGATAAATGCGACTTTTGCGAGAATCCATCAACGCTTTTTCAGCATCCGTCATTTTCGGTTTCACTCCATAACAATTTGCGCCAAACCGAATATTTGGATTATCAAAGTACCCCCCATTGACACCCGGGCGTCCTAAATCATGTTCGTGACCTTTAATTGATTGTAGTTTTTCCCAAGTTTTTTTCTGAGTTGGGAAATACGCATGTTGTCCGTCGCTCCATCCATAACTTGTCCATTCTGCGCCATTGTCATATGATTCTTCAATTTGATCATAATTGGCCAATTGCGCTCCCAATGCTTCGCACGCAATTCCTGCGTCTTCATATGTGTACAAATTATTTGAAATGTTAAATACTTCTTCTTGTGCTTGCTCTTGTACTTGATCTGTTTGTTCTGTTGTTTTTGTTTCTGCTTTTGTTGTTTCTGAAGGTTTAGAAGCCTCTTTCGGCGTTGTGTTTGGAAACAAACCACTAAAATCCATATCATAAATCATGTCCACAATTCGGATTCCCAAAAATGTTTTGAAAAACTGCACAAAAACCAATATTATTAACCAGAGAAATGCTTTTGATTCCAAAAAACTTATTGATACTGGTTTTTCGGAATTCATGGGAATTTTTAAAATATAAGTCCCCAAATAAAACAATGCTATGAAAATTACTACTTCTAAAATTGAATACGCATTATTAAAATAGTCTCGCGTTCCTTTTGCCAAATCCTTGAAATAACTATCCTTCTCGGATTGATCCAAAGAAAAATAATACAATGCCAATAACACTAGAACCACAATTAATACAACTGTGTCCACCATCATTCCTCCAATTCCAAGCATATTCATTATTGCAAATATGGAAAAATATACTCCTAAAAATGCGAGTGTCATCATCATTGTTTGATTGTCATAGAAATTATCGGATTTCGTTTCATTTGAAGAAGAAGTAGTTGATGAAGGCGTTGTGGCTGAAGAAGAAGTGGTTGATGAAGGCGTTGTGGCTGAAGAAGAAGTAGTTGCCGAAGGCTGAGTAGTTGATGAAGGTGTTGTGGCCGATGGTCTAGTAGTTGATGAAGGTGTTGTGGCCGATGGTCTAGTAGTTGCTGAAGACGTAGTTGCCGATGGTGTTGTTGATGACATATTATAATCCGCTATATATTAGATTATAATATTATTATTATTTGCTTCTTATCCTGTAAAAAAAGCAATATGCCATGGGTGTTACAATATTTGTTTTTTCACCAATTAGTCCAACAGAATCATCATTGTAATGGATCCACTTGTTCTCACAATTCTTCACAAATGCTGTGTAATGCCCTCCATTCGTGGATCCCATGTGATTACAAATTCCATACAAATCATATATGTATTTATTGGGCGAATAATCCTCTACATATTTGGAGAGGTCCAATCCAGTCAACGGAAAATCCACCAAATCCGGTTTCTTTTCTATGCGATTGCGCGAAACCGTGAATCTTTTCAAGGTGATGACTAGGATTTTAGGAAAATTCCAAAACCGCATCCGTTTCTTTACGTCCTCTTTTAGGCCGGTTTTCTCATTGTACCATTGATTGTCTCCCACCATCAATTCCTCTTTACAGAATTCATTCAAACAATCATATATATTAGTTGGTCTATTTGATCCGTCAGATATAGGTATCGGCAAATCCAATATGAAATACTGCTCTGGTTTTAAAGAATGGATTTCTCTGACGCCGCTGATTTCTGATACCATGATTCCGTAAAAAAGATCTTGTATTTCCGAATACTCTTTGCTGAAACTGTCGCGCAACATTTCGTAACATTTGACTGCCAAATGGTCTAATTTAGACTCGGGGTTTCCTACAATATTCACATTCACTGAACGCGATATGCTGGTGTGGAAACAATTGATGACAAATCTAAGAAACTCGGTTACGTCGTTTTGCGCCCATCCGGTGAATATCTCAATGTCCTTTTGATTCGCCACTTGTTGAACCGCCAACACGAATTTCATCGGTTTCACTACGCCGTTTCCCGACCACATAGTCTCCGTCAATTCTTTCCATTCTTGGAAAATTCTGAGATCATGCGGATGTTTAGATATGGCCATCCGATCGGCCACGATTTGTTTGTTGAGGACACCGTGTAATTCATACGTGTGCGATAGAGCTTGTAAACATGAATTTAAGAAACATGTATTTCCCAAATTAATTAATCCTGTATATCCATTTTCTGAATACTGTTTCTTTGAAATTTTCATTGTTTTTTGAATAATAATAATATAGAAGAATGACGGATTATTTCTATATCCTAATATAAAATAATGAACGCACATACAAATATATTCTCAAATATGCTGTCTTCGTTGCTGAATGAAGATCTGCCTCCAACTTCACAACAAGTGATGCGTTTAATGACGCAATACATACATGCGCAAAATGATTTCAATTCTAATATGACTCGCATGATTCAAATGTTGGACAGGCCAACTGTCACGCTGGATTTCACAAATTTAATTGACTTGTCGGGTAACAATTTGCAAAGACTTACTCCAAATCAAATTGATTTAGCCACCACAAGTTATAATTATGTTTTAGAACCTTCACTGAGTGACCCAATAACTTGCCCCATCACTTTAGAACCAATTGCCGAAAATGAATCCGTTATTAAAATAAATCGGTGCGGACATATATTCAAAAAAAACGCACTTCTCCGATGGTTGGAACGTGATTCGCGATGTCCGGTTTGTAGATCCACAATGAATAATTAATATAATGTATCATATATAAACAAATGCTGAATTTTTTAAAAATTTTTAAGAGCGGAGGAGGCAATTGCTCAAGTTCCAACGGAACTAAAGGAACCAAAGGCAAATGTCCTCCTTCACTTGTAGGGGAGACTTCATCTCACAAATCGCCGCCAAAAACGATTCAATATAACGATGAAGACATGTCAAATATAATTTTTAAAATAGTAAAAGCAAAGAAAGAAGGCTTAACCGCTGAACAAGTATTAAATTACGATGAAAAAAAAGCATATGACAACTATTTATTACAAAAAAAAGAAAAAGATTTGAAATTTAAAGCAAAACAAGAAGAAGCCGCAAGAATAAAAGAAGCAGAAATACGAAGAAAAGAATCGGCCAAACTAGAAGAAACTAGAAGAAAAGAAGCAATATCAAAAAAGAAATTGGAAATAGAAGAAAGAAGAAAGAGACAAGAAGAAGAAAAGAAGCAGAAACAAGAAGAAGATGCCAGACAAAAATTAGAAGCAGAAACTAGAATGAAAGAGGAAGCCGCAAATGCGCGGATATCTATTTATAAAAAAGCGAATCCTAGCCGCGCGGATTTGTTGGTTCAAAATTTTGGAAAATCGTCAAGCAAAATAAGCAAAAGAAGCAAAAGAAGTAAGGGAAGTAAGGGTGGCAAGAAACAAACGACTCGTCGTAACAATTAATATGACATCTGTGTAATACTACTTGATTAATTTGTAAACAAACTTAGAAAGAAATTTATTTAATATTGTATCCGATGTTTGCTGATATTTACAATTCCATAACGTCTTTTTTTAAATCTATTTTCATAGAAAACAACATCATGTTCAAATGGATAAAAATTAGTTATCTATATAATTTTTCATGGGAAGACAGCGAGGTTGATCAACACTTTCTCAATATTGATGAAAACGATACGCTTTTATGTATCACTACAGGAGGAGACAATATTCTCAATTATTTACAATATAATCCCAAAAAAATCGTGTCCTTGGATCTAAACAAACATCAAAATTATTTATTAAAAATGAAAATAGCTTTGATTCGGGTATGCGACCAATCCGAGTACTTGAAAATCATTGGCAACCCGTGCGATGATAGCTATGCTTTGTTTTGCGAAAAGTTTGAACAAATACAAAAAGACCAATTGCTGAGAGATCCACGTAGTAGATCAACGAGCGAAGCGCATGATGATTGCTTAGAATATTGGATTGAAAATAAACACCTCATGCAAAACTTTATTTATTCGGGCGCTTCCGGATTTTTGGCATATTACTTGTTGAAGTTTTTTGCTTTATTTGCGATTCCCATATATGAAATTCAATTGGAAACTAATTTGGAGAGACAAATAGAATGGTACAATAAATATGAGAGTAAATTTCACACTTTCATTAACATTCTCATGTTCTTCCAATATCCCATCACGCAACTTCAGGGCGTCCCCAAATCCCAATTAGAAAAACAAGGCGACCTAACAGTGAAAACAAAACAAATATTCAAAGACCTATTCACAAAATCGCTGCTCAGTGAAAATCCATTCTACTATTCCTACATTTTCGGCGAAATGACTGACGATTGTTGTCTTCCTTACATGAAGAAGGCCAATTATGAAAATGTGAAGGCGCGCTTAAACACCATTGAAACGCACACCACAACAATCAATGACTTTTTGTCTAAAAATGTAGGGAATGAATTTGTCAAATTTACCAAAATCTCATTGCTAGATCATTTGGATTGGTTTGATACTAAGGATATTGTGGCTGAGTTCCAATTGCTACAGAAAAACGTGGCCGACGATCATAAGATCCTTTTTCGCAGTTTTGCGAATCCGAAACACATTGATAAGTCGCTGCTTTATTTGAATTATCTTTACAAGGATGTCATCAATTCTGATGTAGAAATCCCTGTTGACAAGGTTCATATGTATACCACCGTCGCGTGTGTCACTATTCCACAAGATCTGATTTTCCGCGAAATTGTACCCATCAAAGTAGAGACCAATTTCACAAAAGACATGAACACATTATACAATATGTGGTTTAAACCGATTTCGGGCGAAAACCAGAAGGAACAGTTGGAGTCTTTTTACAAAGACCAGTCCGAGAATTATGATTCTTACCGACAACGATTTCTACATGGCAAACATGAAGTGATGTCTGTTTTTCCATTAATCAAGAACAAAAGTGTGCTAGATATTGGAGGAGCCACCGGATTCAATTTTGAATACATTAAAGACGATTTGAAAATTTACAAACAAATAACCATTTTGGATTTGTGTAAATCATTGTTGGACGTGGCAGACGCGCGCATTCAAACTAATGGTTGGAGAAACGTGAAAACCTGTCACAAAGATGTCATGACTTATCAAAGCAAGGCAATTGGACAAAGTCAGAAGTATGACGTTATTATGATAAGTTATACCCTAACCATGGTTCCGGATTGGAAGCTAATTTTGAACAAAATCCATGAATTGCTAGAGGATGACGGATATTTTATGATCACAGATTTCACGGTGGATGACAATACCTTGGAAGGGGATTTTTGGAAAAAGGTTTTTGCCACAGATAAAGTCTATCCAGATAGAGAACATGTGAAATATATTCGGGATTTGTTTAGACAAGAGAAATATTTCAAAGAAGATTATGGAGGATTTCCTTATGTTCCATTTTTCATTAAATGTAAATGGTTTTGCGGGGTTTATCAAAAATAGGGGATTTAATAATAAAAATGATTTAATTTTTATTATTCTTTAATTTTTATTATTCTTTAATTTTTATTATTCTTTAATTTTTTATTTATTATTTTTTATTTCTTTAATTTTTATTATTCTTTAATTTTTATTATTCTTTAATTATTTATTTATTATTTTTTATTATTTAATTTTTATTATTTAATTTTTATTTTTATTCAATAGAGATTTTTGGATCTATTAATTAAAATATCACATTTTTAAAATCTCTATTGAATCATTTTTATTAATTTAATTCTTTTTGGTTGATTTTATTTTTTCATCTATTTCATTTATGGCAATTTCCACACCTCTTTTTTTATCTTCCAAATATTCAATATCATAATCACGGAAAATATCTTCCCAACTATCACATCCATGATAATTACATATCAAATTAAATATATGACTTTCTTTTTTAGATATTATTAAATATAGATCTAATAATTTTTTCTTTTCCTCTAAAGTCCATTTTTCCCAAGAATTATTATCTTCTATTTTATTCAGTTTATCTATTATATTCTCCATTTGTGTATAAATAAAAAACATATTTTATTTTATCTACTTCTTTGTAAAGAAATTCGTGATCGGCTGATTCCTATTTTTCTCATTCTTGATTTGTAACAAATACTTATCAAACAAAAGCGCCTTAACTTTCTCCGAACAGAACTTCTCCTTCTTCTTGATAAACAATTCAAAGTCAGGATTCTCTTTCTCTATCTCCTTCAATTCATCATTGAACTTCTTGATCGCCGACCACTTCCCTTGATTCTTCCATATTTGTTCCAACGCCAATCCCATAAACTGGCAAATCGGCTTTAACAATTGGTTAGTAATATAGAAATCATAATCTATCTTCAGCTTCGCCTGCGCAATATACTCCGGCGTCTCTATCTTCTCCCCCTGAAGCGCCTTTTTATTGCTCGTCACAACATGAATGAATTTCATACGATCGCCCGGCTTCGGCATATTTCCCGGATCACGTTGTCCAATTCGGTCCGCCAATACTCGGTGCGCTATTTGCTGTGGGTTCTTGTAATATCCGCGTAATGCCTTGGTTATTTCCAACTTGTCCGTAGGCACTGTGCCCGCAATCAAACTCGTCAAACTAGTGTCCAAATACTTGATCGCTTCCATCACGTTTCCGCCCTTCATCACAAGGTTGATAATTTGACCATAAGTGTCTTTCAGATAATCGCACGAATCGCGGCGTTTCAAAGACAAGCCCATGTATTTGAGCTTGCCCTTGTTGGGGTCTTCTTCATAAAGGATCCCTACATATCTCTTCTTTGATAGTAGGGCAAACGGCATCAGCGTTTTCTCATAAGCTAAATTCATCGGCGGTTTTAAGAACATCGTGGAATAATACGCGGCTTCCTGCGCAAGTTCTATGGTGATTTCTAACGCGTCTTTGCCGATGATCTTTTCACCGGTGTCCTTGTTTGTCAGATTGAATATAAAGAACACCGAGTCCGTATCACCATAAACATATTCGGCATTTGTCATAACTGGCCCATGCTTCTTGGTGTCGCAGATCCGATTCTTGTAAATTTCCTCTACAATTTCTCGGGCATAAATGATGGACAAACGACCACTTGCAGTAGTTGACGCCGCCACGTCTTTCTCATAAAAGGTTGATGTGCGCGCGCCGCATTGACCATAAAGCGAATTCGCAGTCACTTTGTATGCCAATTGACGCTTGTCCAATATATTTGCCATGAACGGGTCGGCCGCTTTCTTAGACTTCTTCTTCGTCTCCTCACGCGCCTTTAACAATTCCATCAGAATAGAAGGCATCACCGACTTTTCTTCGTTTGGTAACTGCGCCCAGCAGACTACGCGTTTGCCTACTTTGGTCTTAACCGCTTTTGCCGCCGGCCGCTCCGGATTACGCCGCCATTCAAATGTGTCAAATTCTATCTCTACATAATCATATTTGGGAAGTCCGTAATAAATGTAGTTGCCTTTCTTGTCCTTCTCGCCCTCTTCCTTAACCAATTTGCCCGTCAAATCATACTCTTTTGCCCAGACCTTGCTGCTATGGCAATAATTCTGACTGATCATGGATGAAGGGTAAAGTGACGAATAATCCACGCAAGCTACTGGCTCATCAATGTAGATCTTGGTTTTGGGTGGCAGAACAATGGCGCCTTCATATCCTCCGTCGGATTTCACTTTTTCCAGGTCGGGCATCAAATACCCTTTTTCCATACACTTTTTAGCCACGAAACTGGTCAGTTTCACGCCTTGGCCGCGGAATACCAAGAAATTTATGGGCACGGAACACAGATTCGCCATCTCCATATATTCGGTCAAAACATCTATCTTGCGCATCAAATGGTGGACCAAGTTACAATCCTGAATACAATATTTGGCTACGATGGCGCGTTCCGCGTCTGTGCCATTACTCATGCGGAATATGTCTTGAGGACTCACATCGTCCTTTGCCATGCCCCAACGGATCTTTTTTGTCTTGTCTATGGTTTTCTCATGGTGGCCCGCAATCAGGATTGTATTTGATTGCGATTTGTTGATTTCAAGCACAGTAAACTTCTTGCCGCCCATGTAATAATCCGACGTGAACGAACTCAATTCAATATGTATGAAATCGCCCACATGTAATCCCGTCAAATTCTTGGTATGTAATTCGGTACACTCACCAAATGTAGGGTGAATTATGTTGACGGTTTTGGACACATCGTCGCTAATATTCTGGGAGGCCACGTCATCCAACTTGTAGGAGGACAAGTTGAAATTGCGGCGGAAATAGTTGTACATATCTACTTGTAATCGGCCGCTCATATTGATGTATCGTAAATCGTATTCTCCACTAGCAATCGCGATCTTTGTTTGTTCAATGTCTATCGCCGACGCATCATTGTGGTCGCGCTTTCCACAGAACTCGCCAGTCTTCCTGGACAGTTGTAGGAATTCCTCCACGCAATGTGTCTCCTCCGCACGACGAAACAAGAATTCGTAATCAAACCCGAAAATATTGTATCCCAAAATGATATCAGGATCTTCTCTTATAACCAGATCTCTCCATCTCATAAGTACTTCGCGTTCTGCGTCTACTTTGTTGCCGTTAACAATTGGCACGGCCTCTATCGTCGCGCCCTCAATGGGCGCACACCCACCAAGAGTGATACAATGATTTAAATATGGCTCCGATTCACCATATCTCACAAATGTGGATCCAATCATGGTTACGGGGTCACCCTCCAATGGAGGGAATGTAATTGTCATTAATTCATCCAATTGTTTGATTTTCTCGTCGCGATCATATTTGTCGTTTAACAAGATATCAATGATAGTGATTTTTGAAACGGGTTTCTTTTTTATTATGATTTCTGATGCTTTCTCTAATTCTTTGGAATCCTCTTCTTCCGAATCCTCATCTGGTTGTTCTTGTTCTTCTTCCTCCTCTTCATCATCATCATTATCCACGTCTAATTCCACCTCATCTGAGGTAGTCATAAATTTACTGGCCGATTTCATCTTCTCAAACATAGTATCCAAGGTTAAGAGACGCGCAGACTCTACCGTCTGCTTGCTGGTGGCTTCATTGAATGATGTTTTTAATACATAATCGGTCATTGCCTCTATCTGTTTCCTATCTTGCTTGCCAGACTTGGGATAAACCGCGTCCATGGATCCACTCAAGAATCCAAACGCATTTAAGATCATAGATTTGAACATTTGACTAGCAATAATTTTGTCACATATCCCGTTCTTGATATATTCGTCAATCATGTTCATTGCCAAACGCTTGTATGTTTTTTTGGGTAAAGGGAAATCACCGTGACTACTGCCGGCCTCAATATCAAAACTCATGATCTTGTAAGGAACCACGGTTTCCTTCTCTGGCATAGGCACAACGTTTTTCTGAGAAATGATGAATTCATACTTACATGATGTAGTATGGATTCCGGTGTCGCGGCCATTAACGGAAACCCAGCCGTTAGGCCACACCGAATTAATGTGGAAATATCGGAGCAATGGTGGCAAATTGGCTTCGTACAATTCGGTGTCCTTTAGGAAAGGCAAACAAGCCGAGTTATGCATCTTTTTGCCCTGTTTAGTTTTGTAGTAGCATAAAGTTCTAACGCTGTGAGCGTTGTTACCATTTTGGTAACTCCCTATAGGAGTCTTGACATACCAGAGATTCTTGGCCTTATTGAATGCCACGGTGTTCTTAAATGTCAGTTTAACAAATTTTGATAATTTGCCCGCGGCAAACCCATATAACTTCTGACTGTCAATCATCTCAAACGCGACGAGTGAAGTCTTGTAATAATCCCCCAAATTTTGTTTAATTTCTCTTACGAATCCTTGCATGTTGGATTCTGTCCAATTATCTTCTACTTTTACGTAGAAGAATGGTTGGAAATCGTCTATAAAAATACTGGCTGTTTCGCCTTTTTCGTTGATTCCATACATTTGAACCATGAACAGCTTGTCATCGGTGCGCTTTGGTTTAGCGCCTTTTTCGTCATCGGATGAGGAAGAATGTAGATCCTGTGGATCTAAGGGTGCCGAATTGAAAATGTCAAAATGGAATAAACGGAAAGAATAGTTGGTGTTAGTTGATTTTTTCATTGTGTTAGTATATTTTTGCTTTTCTGTTTAACTTTTTTTTTGGAATCAATTTTTCTTGTGTTAGAACAACCGTCGGTTGTTCCACATGTATTCGCCCTTTGTTCTTCCGAAGGAAGGGATATTAGGAATGTATTAGATACACTGATTGTTGCCGTTTATTGGATCTGTATATTTGTATTTATTATAAATATATAGATGATGAATTTGAATTTGGGACAAGCATTAAATGAAAGTGTAAATGAACAAAATCAAAAATATTATTACATGTTTCGCATTTTTAATTCAGAATCGGGTGAATGGAAAAGTTTTCCTTCTTATGAAGTGAATGAAAATAATGAATTGATAGTTAACGCAACAATTAAACTAGATATAAACGAATTGATGCTTAATAATGACAAAACAATGAACGCTTTTATAAAAAAGTCACAAGAGTCAAAAAAAGAGTCAGAAGACGATTCAAATGAAGAATTAGAAGAAGAATCAGATGAAGAATTAGAAGAAGAATTAAAAGAAGAATTAAAAGAAGAATCAGAAGATTTTTTAAAAATGTTAACTTCTCTAGGAATCACAGAAAATCAGTCAAATTGGCATCCAGTTTTTACGATATTTTCAAAACAATCAAAACCTGCCGAATCAAAAATGGATGAATTAACAGATTTTGTTATTGGCGAAAATTTGTACAAAATAGAAGAAGAAGTATTGTTTGCGGATGCCACGCATAAAGGAGCAACATCAATAATGGTGTTGGTGAATGAGATAAAGTTGGCAGTTCCAAAAGGTCTTTCTAATAATTTATCAAATACCGGATATAACAATAATACAGTAGCAGACAACACAACTCCTGAAGCAAATCCGCCATTAAATGATAATACAAGTGTCGGTCAAAACACAAATGTTAATAATAATTTCAAAGATGGAACAGATCAACTAAATCCAGCTGTCACAAATGATCAAGAATTAAACTCCACCGAGTTTGTAAATTCATTATTGAAATTGGCTTCAAACTCAACTTCACAAGCAAGTGCTGATAATAGTCAAGTTAACTCAGACCAACCCGTCGCAAATTCAAAACCTCTCAACGAACAACAATTAAACTCCGCCGAGTTTGTAAATTCAATATTAAAATTGGTTTCAAACACAAATGTTGAAAAACAACCAAGTGATAATAGTGATAATAGTCAAATTAACAACAGTTTAACAGAAGCTCTTAAGACTGCCTTCAAATCTGAAACTCAACCAACAATTGAAGAATCTAAACAACAATTAAACTCCGCCGAGTTTGTAAATTCAATATTTAAATTGGCTTCAAACACAAATGTTGAAAAACAACCAAGTGATAATAGTGATAATAGTCAAATTAACAACAGTTTAACAGAAGCTCTTAAGACTGCCTTCAAATCTGAAACTCAACCAACAATTGAAGAATCTAAACAACAATTAAACTCCGCCGAGTTTGTAAATTCAATATTT